GCGTCACGGTGCCCGATGCGGTGGCGTTGGCCGAAAGGGTGACCGACGTACCCGAGACCGCCTGCACCACCGTGCCCGCCGCGATGCCGGTGCCGGTCACGAGCATGCCCGTGCGAACATCAGCGTTGGCAGCGGCCAGGGTGACCGCCGTGCTGGCGTTGGTCGTGGTCCCGATAGACTGCGTCGTCAGCTTGGTGTCTTCCACCAGTTGAACGATACGGAACGGGGTCGTGGTCAGCAGCCGACCGTTGGTCGAGCTTCCCATCACGCCGACGTTGGAGTTGCCCGCCGTGTTGGCGTTTACACCCGTGTTGGCCGTGTTGGTTGCCATCGTGGACACGTTCGTGCCCAGCGACAGAGCGCTGACCGCGCCGGGAGTGATGGTCGAGCCGCTGCTGTAGCTGATCACCGCCGCCTTCATGATGACATCGGGGTCATCACAGACGTAAGCCACAGCGTCCGGGGCGACCGTGCCGTTGGCCCAGTACTGGGAGCGGATCTTGCCGTAGATCGGGCCGCCAGCAGGGCTGTACTCACAGCCCAGGAAGATGCCGAGCGTGCCGCCCGTCTCCGCCGCAGCCGTGTTGAACGCCAGACCAGAGGTGATCAGCGTGCCGGTGTTGGTGAACTTCACCGGGTCACCGAAGAAAAGACCACCGCCAGCCACACCAGTGGTGTAGCCAGAGGCAATCGGGATCATCCGCGTCGAACCAGCGAACGGTTGCCCGCCGATCAGGTTCTGCGGAATCAGGCCGTAAGGCCGATCAATGGTGGGGTATCCCATTTGTTACTCCTATCAGGAACCGTTAGGAACCATTACCGAACGACCCACGCGACGTGCTGCTTTTCTGTTCGGCAAACAACGGCATGCGTGGATCACTTTGACTGGCGAACTTGTTGTTCACCGAGAGTGACTGACTGTTCGTCAGTTCGGTGTAGTGCGCCGTGCGCTGCTGCACCATCTCTTCAGGCATCTTGCACAGCATCAATCCGCCGATCTCGATGTTCCCCGTCTTGGCGTTGGCTTCATAGGCCAACTCAGGGTGATCTTCTGCCTTGACGGGCTCGTAGCCCTCACGCAGTCGTTGCGACACATTGGTGGGGTTCGCTTCCCCCAGCAGATGCGTCATCACCCACCGGAAGCCCATACCGGGCTCTTGAACCGGCTCAGGGAGCGTAGAAGCGGGACGCCAGCGACGCTGCGTCTTCTCGCGGGTAGCGAGTTCTCGGGGCGTGCGGGTCTCAGCCATTCTGTTGCTCCAGTCGTGCCACGTTGCGGGCATACTCTTCCAAGGGGACGCCGAGGCGTCGGGCGATTGCTACTTGCGATTGCGTCAGCTTGATCTTCTTCGCTGACGTAGCTCTTTGCGTCGGTGCTACGACGGTTGCTGGCCGTTTGGCCGGCTCGGGCTTGGGAGCCTCAAATTTGTCCGGGAAGACTTGCCGGAGCCTGGAGTCGATGGTATCGAAGTACTCTTTCGACCCCGGGACGTATCCCGACCTGACGAGTTTGTTGTGCACGCCCATCGCAAGACTCGTCATCTCATCGTCTTGCCCGAACCACGGGTTCCGTTGTCTCCAAGCCTCAGTGGCTGGGTCGATTTGCGGAACCGGCGCTTGCTGCGAGGGCTGTTGAGGCACAACGGTATCACGTTGTTCTTCAGTTTGCAAGGGGGTAGGCTTCAATGCCTTGACCCGCTGCTGTGCAAACACCGCTTCGTTCAGCTTGGTCTGCGCTTCGACAAACGCCTCAGTGTCGCCCGCTTCGTGTGCGGCCTTCAGCGCTGCTTTGGCCTTTTCGACTTCGACATCTGCCAGACGCTGAGCCTGAGAGACGAAAGCCGTTGTGCCACTGGTCACTTGGCTCTTGAGCTTCTTGTTCTCCTCAGCCAGCACTTGCGCAGCGCGGATGGCTTCCTGATGCTGTCGCTCCAGCGCTTCCTTGGCACGCCGCTCATCGTGGCGGGCGTGAGTCAGCTCCTTGATCCGGTTGCGGACCTTCTCGCCATACTGCGCCAGTTCGTCGTCCGTAGGCTCTTCGACGGGCTTCTCCAAGGGCTTGCGACCCTTGTCCTGCTCGGGAGTATCGTCAACGATCTCGATCTGAGTCTCGTCTTCGATCTCGAAGTCCACACTGTCGGTGGTTTTGTCGGTGGCGGTGTCCTTGGGTTCGATTTCGTCGGGGAATTTGAATTCAGCCATTGGTACTCCTTAGCAGTTCAACTTCTGCCTTCAGTTCTCGTGTTTTGCTTTCCAGATGTTGGAAATACGTGTTCTGTTCGTAAGAACGGGCCTTCAGTACGCGCTCCATGTTCTCGAAGCGGTTCGCCAATGTGCGAAGCTGCTCCGCCATCTGCGTCATCTCGTACCAAACAAAATCGTCCGTTACGCCCAAGAACTCGTTCTCTTTGGGTGCGGGCGTCATGCTCGCGTAATCCCACGAGGATCTTGCACCACAGCCTCCACCTGATCGTCGTTGATCAGACGGAACTCACGACCGTGAATCTTGAAGCGCGTACCTGCGTAGGCGCGAGTGATGACGAAGTCGCCTTCTTTGCACCAGGGGCCGCTGGGGAACTTGTCCATGTCAGCGTAGGCTTGAGGGCCTGCCTTGAGCACGAACAGCACCACGGTGCTGTGCTCCTCGACACGAACAGTGGTGTCCGCCTTCAGGATGCCGCTCTCGTACTTGTCTTCCACCTCCGGTAGAGCGCAGAGCAGTTTGTAGCCCGAGGGCTCGGGGAGTTGCTTCGCCTTCTCAGTGTCAGGCGCGTCATTCACGTCGTCGATCATGGTTCTCTCTTGCGGGCAGGTTGGCACCGTGGCTTGCCCGAGCACCACGGCGTGTGGCCCGGGTCGGAGACCCGGGGTTGAGGGTTAATTGTCGTTGCGTTTAGCGACCTCAACGAGGTCGAGGAGTTCGCGCTCGGCAAGGGCCAAGCCGTGGATCACACCGCACATGTAACGGTACTCACCGAAGTCTTTGGCGGAACCCCCGGCAATGTTGTCCGCCATGTTGTTGAGTTGCTCGCGGATCTTGGTGCGCAGCACCATCAGGATTTTCTCGTCCATGTTTTAGCTCCCGGGGTTACCGTTGCGGTTGGGTACAGGGCGAGGCCGTGAAGCGGTGATGACTTTGACCGCTCTATCCGCGTCCTTGTTCTGTTTATCAACAACAGTCTTGATAGCAGCCTTGCGGTTCTCCGATGCGAGGCGCTCGCGGTCGAGCCGCAGTCGTTCCTGTGCAACGATGAAGTCCATCTGGTCGTTCTGAGCCTTCCGCTGGCTGTCGCGCTCCTTGAGCGCAAGCTCTGCCTGGGCAATCTGCAGCTCGGGGTTCTGCGCCGCCTGCTGCGCAGCTTGCTGCGCCGCCTGGGCTTGGTTCATCACCAGCGTGCGTTGTGCGGCAGCGGCCACCAGCGGAGCCAGGGCCTTCTCGTCCTCCGGCGAGATCGGTGCGGTCTCATCCTCGTCCAGCGCGGGCAGCGGCACCCCCAGCGACATCTCGACCTGTGCCCGGTATGCGAACCCAGCGTGTTCCGCGATGTGGGCCATGAGCGCAGCCATCATCTGCTGCGCCATCGGGTTCTGACCGATAGCCATCATGACCTTCGGGTCTTGCATGAATGCCTGATGCGCGGCGAGGTGCGCCTCGTGATCTTGGTACGCGAACGCCTTGACGGGCTTGCCACGCAGAACAGCCATGTTCTCGGTGATGGGGTCTTCCGGGCGCTTGTCCTCAGGCAGCTCCACGATCTTGTCCGCGTTCTTGATCCCCAGCACCTCCAGCATCTGGCGGTGGAGTCGTGGCAGGTTGTAGATCTGCGGGGCCTGGGTCGAAAGCTGCAGCGCAGCTTGGTACTGCACCACCCGCTGGCTCATCGTCGCCGCGTTCGGGTCGCTGACCGGGATCACCTCCACCAGAGAGTAGTCGCTGCGCCGCGCACGCGGCACCGCCGTGTCGGGCTCGTAGTCGTAGCTCTCCGGGGCGAAGTCCGCAATGATCGCCTTCAGGAAGTGCAGCCGCGCCTGCACCGCCGACATGATCTTGAGCTGGCGCTCCAGCAGCGCCAGGGTGGTGCCCACCGGGGCTTGGGCCGACATGTCACTGACCTTCATGTCCGCCGTAGCGGCGAACCGTCGAGCCTCGTCCACGATGCCATTCAGCAGCCCCAGGAGCGTCTGAGACGGCTCCTTGTAGGGCAGGGGCATGATGTTGTCCCGCACCGTGCCTGAGGGCACGTCCACGTCCCTGAACTCACCCGGCGCGATGGGGGTGTCATCCCCCTTGATCCGCAGGCCCCGGCTCTTCAAGCCCCCGGGCAGATTGCTCAGCGTGCCCGCATCGACAAGCTGGCGGGTCAGGCTCGTGGCACTCTTGGCCGCACCCCCGATGAGGTGAATCAGCCCGAAGCCATAGGCCCCGAAGCCCGGGATGTACTGGTAGTGCACGAAGTGCTGACGCGGCTGGTAGGTGATGTCGTCCTCAAGCCAGTTCCGTCGAATGGCGAGCACCGCGCCCGTGTCCTTGATCACGGTGACGACGTAGGGCCGCTCGATGGCGGTGGGGTTGCCGTCCTTGTCCTTGTGCTCATCGCCCGGGATGCTCAGCTCGACGTGCATCTCCAACAGCAGGAACCGATCATCGTGGGTGGCGGCGAAGCCGGTCTCCTCATCTTTGCGTTTCTGGATCTCATCAATGTTCTTGTTGGGCTCACCGATGTCAATGTCGCGGTAGAACCCAGCATGTTGCAGGCGCAGGATCTCGTTCTTGGTTTTCCTCATCCTGTGCGTGATGCGTGGGCACGAGCTGAGTTCCGAGGTGCCGTAAGGTAGGACAACGTCTTCAGCAGGGATGAAGGTAGAGATCTGGCGATTGAGGTTGGGGTCGAAATAGACCTTCTTGAAAGCCGAGCCAGAGATCGGCAGGTTCCATAGGAGCTTCTCATGCTCCGGGCGATACTCCACCATGACTTCCGTCAGTTGGTAGTTCATGTCCGCCTGCACCCGCGATGCGGCGTCCTCTTTCTGCCGGGTCCGTTTCCCAATGATGTTGGTCTTGACCGGGCCTTGCGCCGGGAACGACTCCATGATGGCCTCGCTTTGGAAGCGCACCACCGCCTCAGTGAGGATGGGCGAGAAGACACCGCAGGCACCGGACCACGGCTCAGTCCGCTCTTCGTACTTGAGACCCAAGAGCTTCAGACCATCGGCGTAGGTCTCTTCCCAGTCTTTCCGACTGTTGATGTCGTTGTCGTAGTCACCCAGCAGGTTGCCCGAGATCTCCTCAAGGGTGCCCTCGTCAAGGGTGTTGGCGAGGTTGGCTTCAAACCCTTCATCAAGGTCGTCATCACCAGGGGTGAGTGTGATCTCAACGCCGTCGGCACCGATGGTGACGCTGTCGGGATTCTCGATCTCGATCTCGATGTCGGGTGCCTCTGGTGCCTCGGGCTCCGGGAGCGGCGGTATGACCATGTAGAGGGGTTTGTCGATATTGGTTGCCATGATGGGCTCCGATGGTGTTGGGGTTGGCGCGTGGCGTCAATAGTACGCCGCACGCCGTGGGCGGTTCAGGATGTCAGGGTCGCGGAGGTCGGAAGACAGGCTGATGAACCCACCCTGGCGGTAACGTGCAAGGGCCATCGAGGTGCAGTCCACCATGTCATCGTTGGACCCGAAGGGGAAGGCTACACACTGCTCGATCACCTCTTCAGCCCACCTACGCCCCTCGGGGTACCACACCATGCCGCTGCGGATGATGTCAGCCACGGCGCTCAGGCGAGCCACTTTATCACCGGTACCACGGTGCGGCGTGAATTCTTGCACGGGGATGCCCATGCGTCGAAGCTCTTGGTACAGGGGCGTGCCACTGGACTTCTTCTCAACGATGAACGTCTCAGGCTCCCATTCGGTGTACTCGCGGATGGCGAGGTCTTTCAGTTCCGGGAACTCGACTCTGACGTTGATGGCGTTCATCAGGATGATGTGCGGCTCGCCATTGGTCAGGTTGTCGTCGCTAAAAATGCCCCAGGTCAAGAGCGCGGTGTAGTCTGAACGGTTGGTTTTCTCTGCCGCTGCGTCCAGCGTCATGATGATGTAGTCGCACTGCGGTGGGTTGTCTTGTT